CGGTGGTGGTCGGGACATTCCGCTTATACCGTTTCAGACGTGAAACCAGTAAAGCCGCCTTGGTTTTGTCGAAGTATACCCTCGGAAATAGCATTCGTGCCTGCTTGATACCTGTTTCAACAGGCTGGTTCGGAGTTTGGGCCACGTCCCACCGCAGGTTTCTCATAATCTGCATGGCGGATTGGCCGGTTTTGTAGTCGCCATGCGCGCCGTCGTGCGGCAGGAACATGCGGCCCCAGTTGTAATGCCGGTTTCTCAGCTCGGCCGATAACCAGTCCAGGGTTATGTGGTCATACTCGAGATACTCTGGTATCCGCACCTCGGACAAATGCCGCTGGGCCAGGATTACGGCCATCTTGTCGTTCCAGCCGAGGTCCAGCACCACATGGACCTTCAGCCTCGGGTCATACGGCACGTTGCACACGCGCCCAGCCTCGATGGCGTCGCGGATCTCGTTGGCGAAGATGGCGCCAGTAACGGCCGCCTTGCACTTGCCTAGCCAGACGTTCTCGTATTCGTCCTTGGAGTAGCGCCGCTCATCGCCCGCCCTCTCCTTCTCGAGCGTCTCGTTGAACCATGGGTTGTCCATGTAGTTCATCTCGACGCTTACGCAGTCGTCAGGCTGGTGCGTGACGAAGCGGTCATAGGTCGGGTCGTCGTCCAAGTCGGGGTTGAACGTCACCCAGATCTCAGAGCCTGGCTTGCGAATGGTCGGTGTGAGGATCTTCCAGGAGCGCTCGGATACCGTCTGCGCCTCTTCCACCCAGCACACATCTGCGCCCTCGAATGACTTGATAGAGTCAATCGTCTGGTCGCTCAGGCCGGCGAACAGGAACTCCGTGCCGTTCTTGCCCCGGATCTCGGTCGTGAAGATGTCGTAGAACGACGTGAGCCCGAGCGCGCCGATCTGGTCTTCAAGCAGCTTGTGTACGCTGTCCTTGATTGACTTCTGCACTTCGCGCGAGCAGATGATGCGCAGCTTGGACTTGGCGCCCAGCACCAGCAGCGCCCGAGCAAAGCCCCATGACTTACCCGAGCCTCTGCCGCCCCGTGCTACCTTGTAGCGCTTGGGCTCGAAGAGGAAGCGCAGCTTGGATGGGAACTCAGCGTTCAACTGGCGACGCCATGATGAAGGCATGCCATGAGTGCTCAGGGAGGACGCGCGCCTCACAGAACGCCTTGACGGCCTCGAATGCTGCAATTACCGCCGCTGGCTCATGCCCAGGCGCATTCCTGTACGCCTGCATCAGTTGGTAGAACTCAAGCGACTCGAAGTGCTGGTCAGCGGCGATATCAGTCTGCTCGCTCATTTGAACGTCACCGTGATCCCCGTCAGCAGCGGGTTGTCCGGGTCGCCCTGCACCTGAAGCGGCAATACTTTGCCCACTAGCGCCAGGAATGGGCCAGGATGTGTCTCTGCCTTCTCGGCCAGGTACGCCATACCGCCAGCCTCCTCGAGCGCACCGAGGATTAGCTCCTTGAGTTCGCCCGTGAATCGGTTCGGCGTGCCCTTCTGCCGCCCGCCTGTCTTCGGCCGCTTCTTCCTATCGGCCCCTAATTTAGAAGCGCTCACTAACTTTCTCCTTCGCCCACTTCAGTGCGGCCACTGCCTCTTCCAGCGATCTAACCTTGCTCGTCACTTGCCACGCCATGGAGTGCCAGCGCTCTTGTGCTGCTGTGAGCTTTTGAGCGCTGAGTGGCTTGGCTCCGTCTTTGATTTCGAGGAAGTGTGGGATGCCGGGCGCCACAGAGACGGCCAAGTCAGGAACACCGTCACCCGCTCCAGATAGGTCCCAAACCACATACCCGTGACCTCGTAGGCCATCTCGGATTGCCGCGTGATTCGCATCCGTTCTTCGCGCATATTTCACTACCGCACCAGCAACCAAATCGCCCAGAGCCCCAAGGCGCAAATGGCGGCATTGCCGGCCATTGCCGACAGGGACACCCAGAACTTCCACCATGGGCGCTTGGCCGCTGGTGGCGACCCATCCTCCCAGTGCCGCCCGTCTGGGCCGCAAGTCCCCTTCATGTCGTAATCTCTCTGCGTCTGGCAATACTCCGTTGGCGACCCATCAAGCGGACTGAGTTTGTCCGGGTGGCCGCACTTGGCGTATTCGATACGCTGGCTATCCAGGATGACAATCTTGTTTGGGCGGAAGTGCCGGCACTCTGTGCAGAGCTTCATTTGCCACCCTTTCGCGCGCCGTCAAGCAGCAGACACAGGAAGCCAATCAGCCACACCCACCATGGAGCGCTGTAGGCCAAGGCCATAAAGAATCCGAATAGAGCAAGCATCAGTTCTCCGTCGCCGAGAACACAACCCACAGGATCAGCGCAATGCAGATCGCGAACACCACATCAAGCACCAGCGCCTGAGCACCGCGCTCGGCGTCTACGGTGTCTTCACGGGGTACGGGGATAGGACCCCTACCTTGGTTTGCGTCTTGGCTGTACAGGTTGGGGTCTTGGCGACGGTTGGGCCAGTTCATGGTGTGCTCCTGTGTCATGCGGGTTCCAACACGTTGTCCACAGGCGTTTCCACAGGAGGAATGCGCCGGCTGTCTCGGAGATCGCCCGTGGCAATGAGCGCTCGGCGAACCTCTTCCTCGGTCGCGGCCTGGCGGAATGCCTTGACTGCATCGAGCAGGGCGTGGGCTTCGTCTCGGGTCATGCCGGCTCCTTCTTCGGCTGGGCCAAGCGCTCGCGGATGGCCTTGAGCCTCGCCAGCACGTCGGGTGACGGCCTCGATGGCTCGGACATCCGCTTGCGCAGCTCGCGCAGGACTTCGCTGTAGCGTTTCATGCGGCCTCCGGCGTCGGCAGAAGTGGCTTCGTCGCCTTGCCTACGACAGCGAGCATGGCCGCGTTGGGCGGCGGAAGCATCGGCGACAGCACTTGCGCATGCGCCAGCGACAGGCGGCCTTTGCTCACAGCCTCCGACAGAACGGCATCGCGCGTGCGCGGGTCGTGGCCGAGAGACGGGTACCACTTGACCGGCTCACCCTTGTCTCGAGCCTGGCTCACCAGCCGCGTGTATGTCTCCTTGAAGGCCATGCGCGCCGCCACCGTGTCGCCAGCGTCCAGCAGCGAAACGCACGTCCCGAACGCCTGCGACATCTCGGCCGTCCAGACAACCGAGTCGGCCTCGGTCTTCGGAAGCATCGCAAACGCCTCCTCCACGCCGGGCCTGCCGTCGTCGATTCGTGAGACGACATCGGCGATGGTCAGCACGCCGCGCACCTCTTTGCGGCAGCGGGCCAGCGCAGCAATGACGGCCTGCTCGGGATACACCGACAGGTCGTTGACGAAAACTGCCGCAGCTTCCGGCGAGAACACCCGGCCGCACAGTTCTGCGGTCACGGCAACGGCCTTGATGAGTTCAGTGCTGGGCATGGTCTTCCTCGGCTTGAGCCTTCGCTAACAGCGGCGCAAAGGCGTTGAAGTTCGTCTGTGTGCGGTCGGCCTGGATGGCGCCGGCCATCGTGACTTGACGGTTCGTGAACCACTCCGTGCGCAACTTCTCGGCATCGCGCAACAGCGGCCCGACCGCATGCATCGCCCGGACGTAGAAGCTCCCCTGGTGCCCGACGTAGAAGGCCGCCACGAATGGCGCCTCCTCGGCGCCCAGCTTCCCGACGACTTGGGCCAACTGAGCGTTGACGGTCTTGTTCCGAACCGGCTCCGCGCCGTAGCGACTCGCATAGGCCTTGGCGTAGGAGTCCCATGTCGCAGCACTAGGCGCCTCCGCCCGGCGCGGCTTGCCTGCGACAGCAGGCGGGCCGAAACCTGTCTCTGCCTCTGCCTCTGTCAATGCCTCTGGTCTCTGAGATGTCTCTGTCTCTGCCTCTGTCTCTGGTACAGCAGACTGCAAGCGCCCTGCTAGCGGCGTGCTGGCGTCTTGCACCGGCAAGAAGAAGCCTTTTTCCAGCAGGGGGCGCAGTGCTACAGAGATTTCCTTCTCTGTGGTGCGCAGGCGAAACGCCAAATCGTCCGGGTCCGCATTGATGACGCCATCAACCGATTCACTGGCAATGAGCCAGAGCATGGGGGCCAGAGCCCTGCTTGCGACCGGAAGTCGCTGGAAGTCCTTGTTGTCCAACAACCCACGATGGAGCCGGATCCACGGCGGGTTCCGGTCCTTGTAGTGCTGGAAGTCCCGCCAGTTCTTCGGGACGATTTTGGTCACGCGGTCTCCTTGAACTGCGCCATCCGCGCCTTGATCCGCTCCGCGTCCCGTTTCCAGGATTGCGCCAGCGCAGGCCAGCCGATGGTGGTGGCTTGGGCGACATGGCGCTCCGCTGCCATTAGCATTCGGCGGAGGCCGCGCTCGGAGGTGCAGCGGTCTAGCTTGGATTGAGAGAAGAGCCAGGGCATGGCGCCTCCTTACGCACGCCTGTCGTGCCTGGCACGCAACTCGGCGTTCTCCCGCCGCAACCGCTCCACTTCCGTCTCGAGCGGGGCGCGGCGAACGATGTCGCACCCCATCTGGTCGGCCAGCCACTGCAGCGGAGCGAGCGATTCCGTCGTCCGCATGAATTTCACGAGCTTGGCACCCCACAAGCCCGCTGTCCCCTTGAGAATCTTTGACATCGTTCCGTGCGAGACGTGAAGAACGTCCGCTACCTCGTAGTCATCCATCGAGGCACCCTGCACGGCGAACCGCAAGGTCCCCTCCCACGATGCGCGGGAGATGAAATCCATTGCCGCCGCCTGCGGCCCCTTGACCTCGCAGAGCCAAGGCATTTCGCCCTGTGCTTGCGAATCCTTTCCTGACCTTTCCTGTCCTTTCGCGTTGTTGGCGTCCACGATTGAGCCCATGACGAATCCCTCCAAGCGCCAGAAGCGCCCTTCTTGTTGTTTGCCCTATGCGGGCGAGACGCCGGCCCCCTCAGACCGGCAGCGGATGGGTACTGCGGAAGAAAAATCGCCCGACCCCTCACACGAGGAGCCGGGCGCAAAGGCCGCAGGAGCGGCCAGGGAGGAGACAATGGATCCTGCACGAGCAGCGCTGCAAAGGTTCCTGGTGCGCTTGCTCGTGCGGATGGCTGGTGAGCAGGCAGATGCGTCTGCCGCGCTCTTGCGGGCAGCTTCGGAGCGGAAGCTGTGAGCGCGCATAGCGGCCTAGACAGCGGTCCTGTCAGGCGAAGTGTTAGCCGGCTGGATGCCATGCGACAGGCGCCACAGAGCAGCCTGCACGCGGTCGGCAAGACGCGCCGGCAACTCGTCGGGCCACTGGTAGATAGCGGGGGGCGTGACGCCGATCAACTCGGCTGCACGGTTCACGCCCCCGAGCAAATTGAGCGCTTCCGTCTTAGTCATGCCCGGAGTTTAAGCCGGCTAATCGTTTCTTGCTGAAAGCCCGCTAACAATGGTCGGGTATCCAATCGGTCCCATGACGCCGCTACGCGAACGAATCGAAATAATGATGAGGGACCACCCCGACCTTGCTGAGAGGGGTGGCACCGGGAAGTTGGCGAAGATCGCGGGTGTCTCCTCCAGTGCGGTCAGCCAATGGAAGAAGGGGTCGCGCAGCATTGCCGGCCCAGCGGCAGCACGACTTCACGCCTACTACGGTTACAGGCTCGAATGGTTGATGGATGGCAAGGGGCCGCGGTATTCACGGGCGGCGCCACAAAGTCACGGTAACGCATCTGTAACGGGCATACTCCGGTCACAGAATGGTGATGTCGGGATCGTTCCTGTCATAGGTGTGATGTATATGACGAGTACCGGCGCCGTAGAGCGCTTCGACGAAGAGGAGGGGACGCCGGGGGGGATCCGCGTTCACTCAACAGACCCAGACGCTTGCGCGATACGCCTTGTAGGCGAAAGTGTCGGAATATTCCGAGCTGGCTGGTACGTGCTCATCGAGCCATCGGCCGCCGTCGTGCCGGGCGAGCCAGTCTTGCTGACGCTCAAGACCGGCAAGCGCGTGCTCGGCGAACTGCTGTCCAAAGCTGACGGCACGATAAGCCTGCTAGGCATCAACGGACACCAGCGGATGGCCTTCCTCACCAAGGACGTAGAGGCCATGCACCCAGTGTCCGCTGTTGTGTCCCCGTCGAAATACGTGGGATAGAAGCAAAAACTCACGGATTAGCCGACTAACATTGTCGGCTTTTTAAGCACGCTTCGTTTAGCCGGCTTACACTGCATCCCATCGACACACCGCACAGCGGAGATGGGAGCAGAGATGAAACACAGGTTCATTGCAGCAGCCACGCTGGCGCTCACCGCCTGCGCTGCCGACCCGCTGGCGAAGTACGCCGGCAAGCCGATCACCTGCGACTCGTTCGCGACGCAGGCCGAAGCGCAAAAGTTCCTCGAAGCGCACATCGAGCACGCCATCACGCTGGATCCGATGAACACCGGCGTTGCGTGCAAGGGGATGGCGGAATGAGCACGACCATCGAAAACCTGCGCATCACTCCCCGCGCCATGCGCGCCATCGATGACGCAGCAGCCCGGCGAGCCGCACTGGCCGCCGATGCCTACGACGAACTGCTGGCCGAGTTCTTCGCCGCAGTCGAAGCGGGCGACGCCTCTGCCGTGATCCGCACTCCGGACTACGGCTACGACTCCACGCTGGGCTCCGTGCTGTGCGATGACCTGTTCGGCGATGACGAGCGGGCAAGCGAATTCGTGCGGCTCCTGCGCGATGCGATGCGCGGAGAAGACGTGCAGCTTCGGGCTGCCGAGATGGTGGCCCGCATCGCGAAAGCGCACGCCGCCTACCACCGTCATGCAGTAGGAGATGACCTGTGAGCACGACCACCTTTGAATCGGCCCTGCGGATCCACCGCGCTCGGATCAACACCGTGTGCCCGACGACACGCCGGCTGGCGCGCCTGATGTGCGTGAAGCTCATTCTGAGCCAGAAGAAGGGGGCCTGAGATGGAGCGCTTCTTCTACGGCTCCGCCACTGGCACGCAATACACGCACGACGGCAACGGGTGCGCGTACCACGGTCGCGCCTTCGGAATCCGCGAGGGCTATCTCGTCCACGCGGAACTGTGCGGGCACCTCGTGGCAACTGTGTACGCGGTCGCTGACGACTTCGGAAATCTCGTGCCGGTTCGCGTGCGGGCCAACGCTCTGCTGGAGGCCGCGTGATGGACGACAAGACCCTCTCAGAGCAGATCGCCAACCTGCATCTGCCCACCGACAACGTTTGGCAGATGCGCCGCATCAACGCATGCAGCGCCTTGGCGCACCGCGAGCGCCTGCTGCGCGAGGAACTGCTTGCCGCACTGCAATACGCCCTCGAATTCATCGACGACCAAGCTGACGTGCGCGATGGGTCAGACGGCCAGCAGTTGCCCAACAGGGCAATGGCGCTCGCTGGCGAACTGCGCGCTGTCATCTCGAAAGCTCTGGGAGGCAGCCATGTCTGATTTGCGCGCGTGGTATCGCGAAAAGCGCTGCTATGTCTGCTCAGCATGGTCATCCGATCCCTGCGGCGCAGTTGGCGGACAAGTAGCAGAGTGCCCGCGGCCCACAGGGCTGACCGGCTGCAGCCACTGGCCCGGCCAACAGGTTTGCGACTGGTGCGACCTGGACAAGCAAGAAAACGAGAGCGACTGGGAGATCCAGCACGAGCGCAATCAACTTTGGGATCAGCGCGCGGACGACTTTGACCGTGAGGGAGGCCGCCATGTTGGCTCATGACGAATACAAAGCGCTGGACACGCCAGCGGGCCAGCACATCGCGGCTTGCCCAGTGTGCGGCGCTGCGGGTGCCCTGTGGCAGTACAGCGAGAGTGAGCAAGCCGCAACAGAGAAGTCCGTCATGTGCACGAACGGCGAAGCCTTTGGCCCTCAGGACGGCATCGTCACCGAGGGCTGCCTGCTCTACATGCCGCCGCGAGGCTTCTACCAGGCAACGATCCGCGAGGCCATCAAGTACTGGAACGAGTACGCGAAGGCGCTGATTGTCCAGCGCCGCGCTCGCAACTGGCAAACCGCCAAGGTGCTCCGCTCCGCCAAGGCCGATGGAGGCAGCCATGGGTGAGGGGAAGCACACAGTGGGGCCATGGGAAGCGTGCGGCGCGATGGTACGCACAACCTTCATGCACGGCGACCCTGAACAAAGGGGGCTTCTCATTGCGGAGTGCGCCATGGGTCCGATGCCGTCCGGCGCAAACGCCCGCCTAATCGCGGCCGCCCCTGATCTGCTCGACGCGCTGGAGATGCTCTGCATTGGGCTGGAGTGGAACATCGACAACCATCCAACCGTGATGAACGAGGCCGACCACGAGGCGCTCGCAAATGCCCGCGCAGTCATCGCCCGCGCCACCGGAGTCCCCTATGGTTCATGACGCACGCCTCGGCTTCCCCGCTCTTGCTCTTCTCATCGCAGAAGAAATGCCGGTTCTGTCTCGACGTACTCGTGAGCCAGTTCGGTTCTCAGTCGAAGAGCAAGAAGAACGCCGCAAGAAGGATGTTCATCCGGTCGCAGAACTGCGTGAGCAAGCTCTGCCTACCACACGCCCTGCCGCCTCCAGTCAAGGTTCTGGCATCCCGTCGCCCATGTTCAAGGTCGGTGACCGCGTGCGCAGCAAGACGTACGAAGCTGCCGGGTGGACCGATCTGGTGGTAATCGAACTTCGCGAGAACTATGTGCGCGCCAGGGTGGGCAATGGCCCGCGTGTCGGCGGATTCTTCTACTCAGATCTCGAACACGCGGAGGGGATCTTCAAGGTTGGTGACACGGTGCGTGTCAGGCAGCACGCGCATCCGAACTACCGCGGCATGGAGTCGGTCATCGACTACGAGACCGTGGACGGTGATGGGCAGCCGATTTACCACCTCACGGTCGGCTACTGGCGCGCCAGCTATCTCGAACACGCGGAAGGGAGCAAGACATGACCCGCTACATCGTCACGCTGCAGTACCCGCAGCCGCTCATCGGCACGGAGCGCCACGAGGTCGAAGCCGGCTCCGTCGAACTCGCGCTGGCGAAGGCGAAGCGGCTGACGAAGGTGCGCGGCTGCTCTGGGTCGGTTCGTGCCGCTCCGGCGACTGACACATACCACCCTCCAGCCGCCGTCTGCACCAACTGGGCACTTTGGGGAACGCTGCCGGCATTGAAGGAGCACGCATGAGCCCGCTGACCGTTGATGACTTCGTGGCCGCCTGCGCCTTCGTGCTGC